GGTGAATCTCGATGAGGCGGCGTTTGACCGGATCGCCGACATTTTGAACAAGCACCGGCCACGGGTGACGCCGAACGTTTGACATAACCGGCTGGCGCGGCCTTATCGCGCCAGTCCGGGTTGATGGATGGGTTGGGCGTATTTTACGAAAGGATGGGCAATGAAACTGAGCAACCTGCTGCAAAGCGTAACTCAAAACACAGCAAGCATCGATGGCAATGGATGGTATCCATTGCGTCCGACGACGGCGGAAAACACGTTTTTTCTGCAACGTGTCAAGGCAGCGTGGCGTGTGCTGGCTGGAACAAGCGACGCTATCGAATGGGACTACCCAACGGAGCGCAAGACGCCCAACGTGTAGGTGACTGGCGATGCGCAGCTTCATCGCGCAGCGTCCTCTGGAATGATAGGAGATTACGAATGACCCCCGAACAAATCCGCGCCATCGCGCTTGAATCCGCTGCAAAGATTGGCCTTTCGTTCTGCCCCCGTTGGGGGCTAGTGAATGAGCCTGTAGGTAACGCCACGTTTCAGCATTTTGCAGAAGTATTCCTCGCCGCCATCACGGAGAAGGCCGAGCCGGTGGCGTGGCTAAAGAAAAGTAAGCGCGACGGAACATTCACTGCAACTGTCTTACACGCGCATCAGACTAGAGCTTGCTTTGATGAATGTTTCCCTGTATTCACCCACCCACCTTTCGAGCAGCGCAATGCTCACCCTGAACCCGCACCACAGCAGAAGTCTCCTGAAGAAGTGCAGTGGAGAAACATCCGCTATGTTGTGAGAACGCTTGCGGATTGGGCTTTTGGAAGCAAAGACGATCCGCGCTGGGGGAGTGCATGGGTAGCTATGGTGAATGGCTTGACTGCAAAAGACGGGCCTGAATTTCAGCTTGAGCGATTGCCTATCGATGCGGCCCCGTTGCCGGATAAGTGCGAGTGCCTGACTCTTGGCCCCGATTACTGCTCGGTGCATGCAGCATGAACGCCCCGTTGCCGGATGACGTAGCGAAGATGGTGGAGCGGTTGTGCTACCAAACTCGCTATGTTCACGGTCTAGTGCGTGTAACCATGACCGAAGCCGCCGACATGCTCGAACGCCTAGCGCGGCAAGTGCCGGAAGGGTGCGTGGTTGTGCCGAGGGAGCCGACTACAAAGATGATGGAAGCGGGAATGTTCGCAGGATTGAATGCGCCGGATGTTGGTGGCATCTGTAGTCCATTCACAGCAGAGGCCTACGATACCTACAAAGCCATGATAGCCGCAGGGGAGGTTAAGCCATGACCCCCGAGCACGGCACCGACAGCATCCTAGCTCTGGCTGCAGACCTGCGTAAAACAGCACCAGCGGTCCGATCGTTTGCCAGCCATACCAAGGCAGCAACTCTCATGGAACAGGCCGCTGCTGCGCTGGAAAAGCTGGCTCCGCTAGACCCTGATATCGAGACAAGTCTCAGCGACTCTTGAACATTTCGTTGTAGCGGGTCGCCTTGTTCGTGATCTGCTCGTCGATTAGTTTGATTCGCTCGGGACTGGCACCTTTCTCCAGTAGCTCACGTTTCTGCCGGCGCAGGTAGCCGATCTCCCGAGATGCCTTGTCGGCCAGTTGTACCAGCCGTGCTTCAGGGTGCTCGGTCAGGTATTCCTGCAGCGCAGCGCCGTTGCGATCGTGCTTCATCTCGTCGATCGCAGACTTGTGCTCACCGATCCGTTCGAGGTTGCGGTAGAAGTGGCTGATCTCAGACGACTGCCCCTTCGTCTCGCCGATAAAACGCCCCACACCAAGCGGCGTCTTGTGCATCGGCAGTTCCTCGCCGGTCACCTTGGCGTTGATGTACTGCGCAGTCTTGAGCAATTCACGGCCGGTGCCGCCGGTTGCCTGACCCACCAGATAGTCTAGCGTGTCAGGTGTGGGTGACGCCATGCCGATCTCGTACTTGCCACCACCCGTGATGTAGTTGATGGCATAGGCCATCCAGCGACTGGGCGGTGACGCGCTGTCCTTCGTGCGCGTCCAGCCCGGCGTCGGGTGCATCTTGTTGAAGTCTTCCTTGTAGATCGACTTGCCAGTCCAGTCCTTGTTCTCCGACAGTGCAATGATCGGATCGCCGATCGTGGGCGACAGGGTCTGTGCGAGCGTACCGCTACCGATCGGGTTGAATGCGTCGAGCACCACGCCGGCCAACCTGACCATACGTTTGCCGGGGTCTTTGAATCCACCGAGCATCCACTCTGCAGTGATGCGACCGATGTTCGGGATCACATGGAAGCCAAGCGGCATCGGTATGCTAACGTACTTATCACTGCCCGGTATCGGAATTATGAAGTTCTTCTCGCGTGAGAACTGCGGTGGTTCATCGTCGTCCCATCCAGCCGCTGCACCCATCACAGCCTGCAGCACGCCAAGCATCATGCCACCATAGACGATCTTCTTGCCGGCGTCGGTGAGCTTGCCGTCCTTCACTGTCGTCTCGCCGATCCGAGCGGTGCCCTGCACGGCCGCGTTGAAGAATGCGTACAGAGCGCCGGTCTGTGTGGCGGCCAGTCCCTTTTTGTTGAAGTTCACCGTCAGGTTCTTTGCCAGCGACGCAGCAGCATCACGACTCATGCCATTGTCAAGAGCCACCTTGTACGCCGACAGGCGCATCGCATTCTCGACCGCCGTGTTGTAATCGGACAACCAGCCGAAGATGTGGCTACGCTTCTCACCGACAGCCAGCCAGCTTTGCCCCTTACCGGCGTGCTTCAGTTCCTCGGCAATGGCTTCGGCGCGATCGGTACTGGTAGCGAACGCATCGCGATAGCCGGTCTGCCCGCCATCGAGCGCGAACTGCTCGAAGAGTTGTGCGTATTGCGATGTGGCAGGCCGGCCTGCGCGGTGGGCACGCAAGTCTGCATAGACGCCAACGAGCGCCTTCCATGCATGGCTTGCCACCTCGGCACGCTTGCCAGCCAGCGGCGTGCTGGACAGATTCAACATGCCCGTACCGAAGTCGCGGATACCGTTGGTCAGGCCGAACACCGGGTTGTACTGCGTATTGATCGAAGCAAACCAGCGCGTTACCGGGGCGACAACCTGTAGCACACCACCGACCTGTGCCGCATCGAGGTTCTTTAGGCCACGCACCATCTCCTGTGCGCGCTTCTTATTGCTGAACATCACGTACCGATCTTCGCCGTTGATGCGGGCGCTCAGTACATCCTCACGACCGCGCAGTGCCGGATTGATTCGATGTGCTTCCAGTCCAGTCTTCGGATCGATGTAGCGTTGCACCGGTTCTGTAGCTAGGTTCTGCGCATCGATCGGATTGACGCCGATCGATACAAGCTCGGCTATAACCTTCGCCAGTGCGGCCGGCGTCAGCTTCTTGTTTAGTTCGGTATTCAGGGGAATCCAGAACTCGGGGTTCGGTGCCGACAGTGCCAGCCCATAGACTGCCTGCGCGACACGGTTCTTCTCGCCGCGTGTGATGGCCCGCTCGCGCTGCATGGCGACGTTGGCGAGGATGTCGATGGCCGTACGCTTGCTGCCCATTGCGCGCTTGCTGGCCGCCCCGCGCACCGAGAAGCCGCTGCCTGTACCGTTGCCCAGTCCGAAGGCACCGGAGTAGTTAGCATCGGACTCCATGTCGCGCTTGAGAGGAACGTAGCTGCCGTACGTCTTGCGCCATGTATCGACGGTCTGTTGCGTCTCCAATCCATACGATACAAGCAGATCGAGCGTACCGTTGGTGATCGCATCGACACGGCCGGCGACGGCTGCAGCAGATCGCAAGGCTGCGGCTGATAGCTGGATGTCACGACCGTTGATCGTGACCTTATTGCCAGCCATGATGTCGGCTGCCTGCGCATCGCTCATGCCCGATCCGTCTGTGATCTGCGGGTTACTGCGATTGTTCGCTGCATTACGCTCCGGTGCGTGACGCGCCCACAGGTAGTCGTCGAGGTCTTGCATCGACAGGTTGCGCATCGCCATGTCTTCGAGCAGTTTGCGCAACTCACCATCAGCGAACGCATCGACACGCGCTGCAGCCCGACCGTGGTAGTTCGTCTCCAGCATGTACGCATCGAACTTTTCTTTGACTGCCACGCCGGCATCACGGATCGCACGGAGCACGCGCTTGGTATCGATCTTGTCGTCCTGCAGCTTGCGAACCAGATCATCCCAGTCGGTGATGACAGGATCGGTCCATGTCTGGTTGATCGGCTGGCCGGTAATGCGGGAGCGGGGAGTGGATTCACGGGTCTGTCCCGCAACAAACGGTGCCCAATAATGCGCCTCGGCCTGCTCGCCCTGTAGCGTGTCGATCAGTTGCCGCAGGTTTGCGCGCACCATCGGGAAGTCGAGCCTGCCGAGATTGACGGCCGCACGCTTCGCAAGGAACTGCGGCAGAGTTGCATACGGCATATCCTGATAGGCTTCAGCGTAGCGGGTTGCGGCTGCACGGAAGTCACGCTTGAAGTCTTCCTTCGAGCCCTTGTAGCCGCGCTCGTCACGGTAGTACTCGTAGTTGCGATCGAGTTGGTCGAGTACATCGTCCAACGCAGACGGCTTGACGAAGCGTGACGCCTTGTTGATCGCGGCTTCAATACCGTACCCGACACCACCACCCTGTTCCTCACGGTACGACAGCCGGTGGATCAGGTCGCCGATGTGCTCGGCTGCCGTCTGGAACACGCCGCTGTAATCCACACCGGGATTCGTGTCGCGCTTGAACATATCTTCAGGTACGACCGACAGCCCCTCGCCATGACGTTGTGCCATGTTGATGCGCTTCATCTCGTCGTTGGATACGCGAGACTCAGACTTGCGTATATCATTGTCCTTTGGTATATCAGCAAGTCGTCTATAAAAAACACCATCAACCTTATATCCTCGCAGCTTCCATCTACCAACTGCGTTGGAACCCAACATTGTTTTACCTGTGCGTCCGGTATCCCACACTTCAATCTTTACGGTACCGTCAGATGCTCTGCGAGATATACGCTTCACACCGACAATTTCAGATGTAACCTCCCACGCGGCTTTACGTGTCTCACTCCGACGTATGTCGTTGTCTTCACGACTGTACGTGCCCTGATTACCGCTGGCCGACTTGACCTGATTGGGCGAGAACACCGCAAGGTTCGTGACACCACGCTCGCGCACGTAGAACGAGTCATGATTCTTGCGGATGTACTCCTGCACCTGCGGACTCTCGATCGCATTCCAGTCGCCGCGCTCCAGATCGCCGATGTGTTGCGCGACCTCGAACATCTCGCCGTTGATGAACTCATGGCCGGACCATGACGGGCCAAGCTCTGCTTCGATCGCAGCGACGTGCGCCGGATTACGGTAGTCGAACGGATTCTCGGCACGCACGTACAGCGGCATGATGTTCGATTCGCTCGGCATCAGCAGTTCGATCTGCTTGGTCAGATACGGGCTGTGACCTTCCGACTGGTCGATGCGCAACATCTCGCGCTCACGCTCGCGGCCGGTGGGCGGCAGCGACTCGCGGGCCTTACGCTTTGCCTCGGCGATCTGCTCGGGTGTCATCCACGTCCAGTAGTTGCGCAGCATCCAGCCGCGCGACAGGTCAGAGAAGTCACCGGCAAATTTCGGATCGTCGGTCAGGAAGATCGCATCAGCCTGTTTCGGCCGGAACGTGCTGATGTCCCGTGCCGTGCCGTGGTACATGACCTTGAGTGAGCCGTCAGAATTACGCACGACAGTATCGCCGGCCCATGCTTCGAGCGCAGGTGACGGACGACGCTGCGTCGAGAACAGCGGCATGCCGATCCGCGCCTGTTGCCGCATCTCGTCGGTGATATCGAAGCCGGGTTGTGCAGAGCCGGTCTGTCCGGCAGGGACAACCGTGTCGCCGTCTTCCTTACGGGCGATCTGTTCTGCAATCGACTTCTCGGTCCATGAGCTATTGTGGGTACTGCCGTCAGCAAATCGTACAGTCCATTTCTGCGTGCCGACATCTGCGCCGGTCGAGACTCGTACCTGCCGCATCGTCGCACCGAGACTGCGCGCAACCGGCTTTACGATACCGTCATAAAACGCGACCATCCCTTCGCCGCCGACCTTGAGGTCAAGTCCGGTGTATTCGTGCTCCTTGCGTTTCTCCTGTTTGACGATCTTTGCGGCAAGGTCTTTACCAATCGTGTCTTCCAGTTCAGCGGCGGTCAGTTTGTCCTTATCGAACAAGATGTCACCAGTGCCGTTACCGGATTCACGGCTCTGCACAGCCATGACAAAATACGTGTCGTCACTATTACGTATGGCACGGACATAACTTACCTGCTTAGATAAATCGTATCTCGCACTTTGTTGCTCGCCCGTCGTCCATGCTACCCTGTCGAATCCGTTATCGACGGCATGCGCGATCATGCGCTTGAGCGCGAGAGCGACCCATGCTTTGGTGTCGGTGACGAAGGGGGCGACGGGCGTCAAACCCTTGTTGCCGGCGACCTGTGCATTTTGCAAAGCCTGCACTTCTCGAATTTCAACCTTGTCGGGTGTATTGTGTTTCAGTGCGCGAGTCGCGTGGTCTTCCGCGTCGCCGATCGACTCGTACGGTGCCCCGGCGGCAACACCGTCGACAAAGACTTGGTATCCGGTGACTGGGACGTTGAACCCGTCCTTCCGCCCCTTCTGTGCCCAATCACTCTGCACTTCCTCAATGAACAGCACACGCTTGCCGTCAGCGTCGGTGCGTTCGTTGAAGCGCAGGTGAGCGAGGACGTTGGGTTCATTGAAGTGACCGCTGGTGAATGAAGGATGCGTACGGTTATGTTCGATCTGCGCGTCCTGCCAGATGCGATAACTCTCGTCCATTGCTTGTGACCATGTACGGAAGCTATCTATTACACTATCATCTTTTGCAAGCACGTCAAAGCTACCGGGTCCGCGCTCAACAACTCGCGGCCGATAGAAATCATCCTCAGACTTAACCGGCAACGTCAGCAGCAACTCGCGATAGTTCGTGCCGCCCGGCAGCGTGTGAGCTTCGTACTTCGTACGCTCACCCATCGCAGCCTTGCGCTGCTCGAATAGTTCGTTCTTGCGGTTGAGGGCGCGGCCGTAGGCGAGCATGGCTGATAATCTATTGCCAGTAAAGCCGGACACCTGCAATACCTTTTTACTCATTTGGTCGCCATCGGCAGCAGACCTGATCGCAGATATTGGCGGCATATCTTCTGGTGTGCTTCCAGCAGCAGCTTTACGCAACCGATTAATCTCGTCTTCCATGCCGTCTAACTCGGCATCCAGCCGCTTGTACTCGGGAGATTCCTCGCCAAGCACCTCATCCTTCACCTTCACGCCATTGTCGCGCAGCCAGTCGCTGACGCCGGCAGGTGTGGGCTGTGACTGCAGGTAGTCGAGCACACCGCTCCATTGCAGTTCGTCCTTCTTGATACCGAGCTTGCCGGCATTGGCCTGCAGCCACATGGCCGCTTCCTTGCCGGTCTTGATCTTCGCCGGTATGTCATTGACCGCAGCCGACAGTTGCGAGTAGTACCATGCACGCCGGTTGTCTGCCTTACGTTCAGCCGATGCACGACGACGCTCGGAGAACAGCGGGATGCCGGCAGCGGCCGACTCGCGAATCTTGTCCGTTATCTCGAAACCTTGTTGTGTGGTGATGTCGGTGGCTGCGTCCTTGCTAGCTGCCTTCTCTACCGCACGTTCCGCCTCCTCGCGAGTATCGAAGGTCTTGGATGTGGTGAATGTTCCGTTCTTGTCGACGATAGTGAATCCGGCACCGCCCCGCTTGCTCAAGTCTTGCACATCGTACTCTACTGAAGGATGCACCTCAATGTCTTTAACGCGAACGGTCTTGTCCAGTTTCTTCAGAATCTCGTTCGCAATATTCGGTAGCATCTTGTCATAGAAGCCGGCCATGCCGGTATCGCTGATCGTGATGTCGTCACCTTTGATCTCTCCCGATTGATTCGGATCAGCGATGATCCGTTGCGCCATAGTCTTGCCGATAGCGTCGGATAGTGCCGACTCTGCATACTTGGTATTGGCCCGCTCGTTGCCGCGCTGCGATGCGACGATATGGATACCCTCGGGCGTCTTCTCCCATGCGATCGTATCGACCTTCTGGCGCAGACCGCTTGCCCACCGCTCGACCTGTTGCGCACCGTTCGTCCAGACCACCTTGTCGAAGCCATACTTGACGGCATGTGCGATCATGCGCTTCATCACCAGACCAGCCCACTGCACGGTCTTCTCAATGAACGGTGCGGACGCCGGTATGTTGTCGCGATAGAGCGCGTCATATTCGCGTTGTAGCTCACGGATGTTTGTTGTTATGCTACTGATCTTATCGGCCGCAACCTTGGCGTCGGATGAAACGTCATTGGAAAGTGCTCGCGAACCAAGGCTATCAATATTCCCCCAATCAGAAGATGTCCAGCCAGAATCAGCTTCCGGCAATACCTGCTTTAGTTCGGAGATGGCGGTGATTCTCTCTTCTCTTGCAGCATCAATCTGCCGCATAAGCGGTTCCGCTTTTTCTTGCGCCTCTAAACCCTCACGACGCTGCTGCCCCCAGTCACCTTGAATCTCCTGCAACACCATGACGCGCTTGCCGTCCGCGTCGATATGTTCGTCGAAGCGAGCATGGCCGATGACGTTCTTTTCCTGCCAGTGCGCGGTGTAGCTGAAGTCATTGACATGTTCACGTTCGGTTCGCACCTCGTCAGGTCTGTGTTCCCAACGACCTCCAATCCGTTCAGCCTCGCGCTTTGCAGATTCCTCAGACACCGTACCTAGAACTGCATTGCCGTCAGCGTCAAACACGCTGTAAGAGTCGCGCTTTAGCACGCTGCTGCGAGGCTGACCATGCGCACCGGGAGGCAGTGTCAGTTGTACTTCACGGTACGAACCAGACACGGCACGACTCTTGTCGGTCGCGTAGCCTTCCCACTTCGTCGGTATGTACGCATCGCCGTCACGTTCGGTCGCTTGCGAGAACGACACACCTTCCTCATCCATCAGGAATTGCAGGATATCGCCTTGAATGTCAGCGTCATCAGTATGGTGGTTATTGCTCGACAGCCGAACTTCACGACCGTTGTAGCTGACGTAGTTCTCGCCGTAGCTCTGGTTATGCACGAACTCATATTCGTCGTCGCCAACAGTTACGGTAATCGTGCGGGTAGCCGGTGAATCGCTGTCGTCGTAATGCCATTGACGTTCCTGTTCGACAAGCTCGTCCATCAACTCATTATCGTTAATCTCCTCACGAGTGCGACGACGGGCTTCTTCTTCCAGAGCTTCCATGTCGCCTGACAGCACGGCAAACGCTCGATCGACGGCATCACGCTGCACGTCCTCGTTGTCTGTATCTTCCTTCTCATCGACATATTCTTGCCACGTATCGCCGGCCACTTGTGCTGCCGCATATACACGCGCAGCCTGTTCGACTTGTTGCTCATCGACCGGAAACATATCACCCATCGCTCGACGGATGTCTGCAGACAGGTCAGGTAGCGACACCTCGATCTGTGTGCGAGCTTCGCGCCGTATGTCATCGGCAATATCGTCCCATGTGTCATCTACGCGCCGATCGACTTCTTCATCGAATCGCTCGCCCGCTCTTTCTTGCAGGTAATACTCATCAGGTTCATCGGTTTCAAAATTACCGAACGACACTTCGGGTTCTATGTCTTCCTCATCGATCGTTTGCGATACGTCCTCACGCTTGATCGGGTTCCGTTCGCCGCGCAGGATCGTCTCGACTTTTACGCCGAACTCAGACAGGAACGACTGCACCTGCTCGCGTGTAACGGGCATCTTGCCCTGTGCGTCGAGCCATTCCTCGATACCGGACCACTTGATCTCGTCGGGCTTGACACCCTTCGCCGGCAGCGACTTCAACCAGTCCTTCCAGCCGCTGGCGGGAGCGGTCTTCATCTGCGCGCTGTCGGCCGCACGGGCGAGCGGGGAGTAGTACCACGACGGCGGGCGAGACTCGCTACGACGCACTGCCTCTGGCTTCTGCACCAGTTCCGACTTGTAATACATGGTGTCGTCATCAAGATGCGAAACGTCGATACCTTTCATCAGCGCCGGAACCAGATTCTTCCAGTCACGACCTGCCATCTGGCCGGACGGCATCGATTTGTTTGCAGCAACACGGGCACGCTGACTGTGATAATTGCTCGGTTTGGCGTGAGCAGCAACAGGCACATCAGGTTTCGTGCCAAGTCCTTCATATCGCACCGGGACCGAATGATCGCCAAGCAATACGACAGCACCGCCCTTACCAAACTTGTGCGTTACGTATCCGTCATAGCCTGCGTCAATGATCGCAGCTTCGGTGTAGTTCATCAGAAGCGACGGCGAGATAGGCTGGTCGCGCCAATCCTTGTTCGGATCGGCGTGCCTGATCAGATTGTCGTGATCGACATCGATGTCGTACAGGTTGTTGAGCAGCACGCTGTGTGCATGGCTGCCGACACCAGACTCGGGTGTTATACCCGAGCCTTCGTTGGTGTAGAAATACAGACGACGCTTGATGCGTTCGTCATTGCTGTGCATGATGCGAGCACGTTCCTCGCCTTTCATGCCGGTTCCGAAGAACCGCGAACTTAGCGTTTGTCGTTCGGCTTGCGAATAGTGGACGCCGACTGCGCTGACTCCGGTTCCGGCCCGAACCGTTCCGTAACTTGGTCGGTTACTGCTGAATAGAGCGCCTGCTCGATCTGATTCACGGCTGGTTGCATCGGGTCCGGTTGCTGCTCTTGCCTCGGCACGCCACCGATCAACGTACCCTGCCTCAGCACGCTGTTTGCGGGAATCCCGCGTCTCATTCCGTATGTCATAGCCGTAGTCCTTTATCGTTGCACCGTAACCCTCGTCGAGGCTGACAAGAACGTCTTCCTTCCGTGCGATGGCATCGATGTCCTGCTCAAGCTCGTTCATTCGATCGATCGGCAGGCCGATAAGCATTTCATTGCCGATCGTCGAGTGGCCCGATATTGCATCACGATCCAGCGCACGAATCTGCATGTAAATCTTGTGCGCGTCTTTTCCGGCAATATCGATATGGATTATGCCGGTTTTCTCTGCACCTGTAAAGGACTTCAACCCGAGCGCATAGACCGCTTCCTGATCAAGCACATAGCCGATCGCACGGGCAGCCAGCAACGGATCGCCACGACTGACGACCAGCGCGAACGACGGGTTCGTGTCGTCCATCCATCCGCCGAGTTGCGTGACGACTTCACCGGTAATGTGCAAATCTGCGAGCAGGCCGGGAATGATGCGCGATACGACCTCGTTGCTGACATCCCGCTTCTGCTTGTCGGTGCGTTTCTTCCACGCGGCAACGGCCGCCTTGTCGTTCGGATTCGGTGCAACCTCGAAGAACAGACGCTGATCACGTTTGCTGCGTGCAGGTGACAGTGCAGCAAGCTCGGCAGCGCGTGCTGCTTCGAGGTCATCGATGTCACCGGTATCGGGAGCAGGTGCGGCCTGTCGTTCGGTCGTAGGTGCCGGCGGCTCGCTTTCAGTACCAGAAGACCGACTGTGCGTGTCGGACGTACCGATACGATGATGCGTGTCATGCGGCCCGCCGTCCGGTTCTGTGCGACGTTCGGCGCGTATCAGTTTTGCATATGCTGTGGTGATCGCATCTCGGGTGGCTTCGATTTGTTCGGCAGACACCGTCATGTAGTCGCCTTGCTTCTGAGCACGAACGACCTCAAGGAACTTGCCGAGCATTTCCTTGATCGACATGACCAGTCGTTCGATGATGCTGCGCGCCTTCTCACCTTCCTGCGCTTCGATCTTCGCAAACACGTCGGTCCAGAACTTTTCGCTCGACCAGTGCTGACCGCCAAGGTCCGACACCATCTCATCGAGCAGGAAGTCTTCGATAGAGTTTTCGGTGGTACCGAATTGTGTCTTCTGCTCGGGCGTCAGTACGGCTGACCAGTCAGGCATGGTGCGAGCGGCTGCGAGCTTTTCCAAGTTCTTCTCATTGCCGCCCCAGTAGTCGGCAGCAAATGCATCCAGCGCCTTGCGCTTGTCAGGCATCGTGGCAACCAGCGTGTCACGCACCTTGGCCCACGCTGCTGCATGCCGATCCTTCAAGACGTGGGTAACTTCATGCCCCATGACCTGCATCGGATTGATCTGCGCGGCCGTGTTGATGTGGATCGTATTCTCAGTACGGTTCGGTACCGCACCGTCGCTATCCTCTGGTGCGTACTCGAAGATGACTTTGGTTCCGGTGATACGTCCGACCAGCGCGAGCGCCTTGCGCATGTTGCGTGTGACCTTCTCACCCTTGATGTCAGGCCCGGTTTCGCTGCGCAGTTGGCTATTGCGGAAGACCGACTTACGAGCCTGCGAGAACCGACCGGCTTCGTTGTCTGCCAGTTGCTGCTGCGTTGTCGATTGCGGCAGCGTTGCAGGCGTTACAGCAGGTGCCGGCGCTACACGCGCATCGCTGGCAATCAGTCGCTCGATCGCAACCCGCTCATCACGGGTCAGCAGCGCCGGGCCTTTGACGAACTGTTCGATCTTCGCCATTGCATCCGGCCCGATACGTGCAGCCACATTACGCAAGCGCATTGTGTCGGCAGGCACGCGCTGTTCTGCCGGTGTGCGAAGGATTGCCACTGCTTCGGCAACCGTGTTGTTTTTGGCCGGCGCTGCATCGGGGATCGTTACTGCTGTCCCACCCATCGTGGTACGCAATTCGTTGGTGCCGCCCGTTCCTTCGACAGTCGGCGTGGCAGCGCGTTCGCGGGCAGCCAGTTCGGTATGTACTGCCCGTGCCGTTACCGCCGACGTTTCGGGATTGGCCAGAAGAGCCTGCAGTTCTGTAGTGTCGAAGGACGCGGCAGATCGCTTCAGGATGGTCTTCGGACGCAGCGCCTCGATGTCGGTAGTACCTTCATCGGTCTGTGCCGTAGCGAGCCGATCCTGTGCCTGTTGCGTTGCATCGGCAACCAGCGGAGCGTTGCGTTCCGATACGGTCGATTGTTGATATTTGTCGTAGGCAGGAAGCTGGTCTTCAGACATGACCTCGCCGGTCGGAGCGACGTACAGTTTGTCGTTGAATCCCTTCCACTCATCGACGCCCGGTTCCAGAGCTTCGACAGGTGCAGCAAGCGCAGCATCTGCAGCGGCAATAGCTTCTTCACCAGTCTCTGCTGTCTGCAACCGATACTGCAGATAGAACTGGTCGTCATCGTTGATCTCGATCGGAGCTTTCTTCTCGATCTGATCGGCTGCATATTTGCTGAACGCACGGGCTACATCCTGATTGCCGTCAGCCATTGCGGCTGCAGCACCGACAGCGATACGAGCGCGCATGTCGGGATCAGTCTCAGGTGACGACAGCGCATTGAGCGCGACAGCCCGCTTGTAATGATGTGCGCCAGCACCAGCACCGCCCGGCACTACCGACATCAGCGCGGTCGGCATGATCACCTTTGCCGTCTCGTCCCATGTGGCACCTTCGCCAGTATCACCGACAGCCTTGCGCGTCCAGTCTTCGCCGGCCTGCTGCGCCATTTCGGTAGCGACTTCACCGGCAACAGTTTCACCTACCGTCTTGGCTGCGCCGGTAAGTGTCGGCTTGAGCACGGACGATACAACCGCCTTCGAGGCAGCCTTACCGAATGGTTTGAACAGCTTCGCGAACGGAATGAAATCTTGGACAAGCTCACCGCCTGCTTCGATCGTACCTTCGCCGTGTGCGGTCAGACGTGCGATGCGATCGGCTTCAGCCTCGGGCGTACCAATTGCAAGCTGGTGCTTCTTGACTTCCTCGTAGGATTCCTGCGCCTGCGATCCGTAGAAGATCGGGAGGGCTGCGATACTACCGGCCGCGTAGCCGGCAAGCGCACCGATTGCTGTTCCGACGCCGGGCAGTACAGAACCGACACCTGCACCAATCGCAGCGCCGGCCGCGCCGGGAGCCATCGACAGGACCGCATTGTCGCCAGCTTCATAGACGTTGCCACGAACGCTGTACCATTTGTCGTTTGCTTTGCCGGTTGCCGACTCCTGCAGATCAGGAGAATCGTTGCTCTTGGCATAATCGACCAGTTTCTGCCCAGTCTCATCGGCACCGAAGAACTTCAGCGCCTTGCCGGTCGATTCAGGTAGCGTTACTTCAACCCCGTGCTTCAGGCCGCGTATCGTGTCACCGATATAGCCCGTGTCGTCCTTCGGCAGCGTATGGCCGAGCTTCGTGAGAATCTCGTTAGCTCCGTACCCTCGGGCTCGAATCTCAGCAGGATCAAACCCTGCGCTCTTGGCTTCGATATCGGCTATTTCGTCAAGCGAATAGCCGCGCTTCATTGCTTCCGCAATAAGATTTGAATCAGCCATGTTGGCCTCTCCCAGTAGGAGGTTAAAGGGGTGCTACAGACTACAACGTTTCGCGAGTTTGGATCATACCGCCTTTGCCATACTCGGGGCGCAATACGTTAGCTTGAATGCCTTGGAAAGCAGGTGCGGCAGGCTTCGCACCACCGGCTGCGACGGGCGGTTTATTCTTCGGTGGGAACTTGGCATCGAAGTCACTACCGGCATCGCCGCTCTTCGCACCAGAGGCGATCTCGCCAATCTTCTTCACGATCGCGTCGCGGTCTTTCTTATCCTGCGCAACGTCTTCGCCGGCCATCGTCTTCGTCTCGATAGTTTTGTTCAGCGCAGTGAGGGTTGCCGACAGGCTCATGTGCTTCGCCAGATCAGACTGATCGCCGACATCGACGCGGAATTGCTTGAGCTTCAGCGCGTCACGCTCGACATCTTGTTTTATACGAGAACGCACTTCATCGGTGGCATTTTGCGCAACAGCCGAGTCGTAACTGGCTTTGTTATCGATATACGAATCGACTGCGTTGCTGAAGTCCTTGGCTTCCTGCGCCTTGAGGCCGAGTTGGGCGGCCGCTTTCGCTTCGAGCGACTTGTGATGACGAATGAGTTCAGTATTGGTTGCATGCCACTTCTCATCGTCCGACTTCTGCTTGGCTTCCTGCGTCTTGCGGGTAAGCATATTCTCTTCGTGACGATCGGCGGCGGTATATTCCTTCTCGCTGTAATCGATCAGGCCAGCCTTCGTCAGCGCATCACCGCGCTCGCGACGATACTCACCCTCGTCCTTCTTCTGCTCGACAGTATGGCCGCCCGATTCGTCGGCGACATCGACGGTCTTCGTACGCGACACGCCGCCGAGAATCGCAGCAATGCGAGCCTGCTTGTCCTGTGCAATCTTTTCCTTCAGGGCTTCCAGATCGGCCGCGCCCTGCAGATCGCGCTCGCGCTTGATTGCGTCACCCATCAGGCTGGCACCCGCGCCGGCCGCCGCTGCTACACCTGCTCCAAAGTCCCAAGGCATGTTATGCTCCTTGCATGTGTTGTTGCATTGTGGCTGCAATGTTCGGGTCGTTCATTGCTTCGGAAGCCTTGTTAAGAATCTGGTCGAAACCTTCCGGCGATACGCCCGAACCCTTCATCATCGTATCAGACAGCGCACGGGCAGCAGTCTCCAGTTCTTCAGGCGTGCCCTTGATGCGACCCGTCTGCTTCATGTAATCGAGAATCTCGGTCATCAAGATCATGGCCGCCGGCCCGACCAGCGGTTGCGGCAACGTGCCGCGACTCTCATGCGCCAGTACGCCGAGCAGTTCCAGCGCCCCGCTGCCGGCAGCCTCGGCCGGATTCTTCGAGGACTGTAGCCGACGTTCGACCTCCGTGTTGGTCTGCTTGTCGTACAGGATTTTCTGGCCCGCCAGTACGATCCGCTGCAGCGCATCCTTCTGCTCGGGCGGTACCTTCTGCTCGACAGCCGCACGGGTCTGCGAGATCGGATCGCCGCCGCCGGCATCAGGTGCTGCGGTCGGTGCAGGTGCTGCGCCAGTATCGTCAATAAGTCCCATGATCAAGCCCTCGTTTGAATTAGTCCTGCGGGTCGGACACCAGCCACAGCAGGTGACCGCTGGTTGAACACCTGTGCATTGCGATTGACCGACATGCCGCCGACATTCGGCACGGCATTGCCGTTGGCGATCTGTCCGTTGATCTCGGCAGTCTTCGCGTCATACAGGCCGGCCATAGCGTTGGCCGATGTCGTCTGCGCTTCCTTGTACGCCTTGTCCTGCGGCGACTGGTACATACCCTGCACACCCTTGAGCGCCATCTCGGTTAGCGCCTTATTCTTGTTGGCGAACTCGGAGATGCGATCGAACAGGCTGGTACCGGTATCGATGCCGCTGCTGGCCGCCTTGATCTGTGCAAGGTTGCCACCCTGCTGTGCGGCGGCCGACATGGAATTGACAGGCTCGCCCGCCTTGGCGATGTCGATCGCGGGATTGGTTGAGGCAGCAGGTGCAGCCCCACCTACAGCGTCGGCCGCTACGTTCGCCGGATCGGCAGCAAGCCCTCCTTTGACGGCCGCATCTGCCGGCACCGACGCAGGCGTGTCAACAACGCCGCTGGTATTTTGGAAGTTGGCATCTGTCAGGGAATTTGCGTTGCCGCCCGCTTCCATCGTTTGCGATACGGTATCCGCGCCCACCACGCCGGCATTGCTGACGTTATTGACAATGGCATCTTGGACCGGCGCTGCGGTCTGTGTCGCGCCCGTACCCATGATGGAAGTGTTCGTATCGGCCGCCCATGTCTGCAAGTCCTTGCCGAAGGTTCCGGCGCTCGACAGGTTCATAAACGCACCACCGAGGCCGGCAAGCGCACCGATCGTCGAGAACGTCTTGTTGCCGGTCACCGCGCCGACGACGCTGCCGATCACGCTGATCGTGCTCAAGGTCGAAGCGAGCGTCGTGAAACCGAGCGACATGCCGCCCGTCGCCACCGCCAATACCGCACCGATCAGACCGGCACCGCCACCGTTGCGCTGCTCGTACGCCGGCCCGCTGAAACCAGACAACTGTGAGCGATGGAATTCCAACGGATCGCCGAAGTACAGCGGATGGGATTCACGGAGCGCGGCGTACATGCGCGTGCGTTGCAATGCAAGTTGCTTATTCATAATTCGACCTTTCGATCCGGTAGATGTAGTCCAACTGATCCTCGCCACACTTCTTGAACCCGATGCGCTCGACGAAGCGGCACGACCGTGCATTGCTCCGTGCGACCCGTGTTGTCAGTATGCCTCGCTCGCGCAGCAGCGGTACGAATACTTCCCTGATGGCACGTCGCGTGATCCAGCCGCGACGTACGCCGACGGCATGAACCTCGTTGCCGACGATCGCTATCGCACCGTCCTCGCCCCACGTCCTGAACTCGACATCCCGCATGGCGACCTCGTAGTCTTCCTTGCTGCAGAAGACCGACGATTTTGCATCGTTCCAGAAGATGTCGAGGGGATTCATCACACAACAGCCTTGGGTGCCTTGCTGAAGTCGAGCAACGATCCGAGATTCATGTTGCCGATTGCGCCGGCAATCTCGAAGCCCTGCTTCAACAGGTAGTACTGGTTGTCGACCGCAGCCTGCTTGGCGGTCAGCGACATGTCCTTGTTGGCCTGAATGTCGCTGATGTTCTTGACGGTCTGCTTGTACATCTCGCTGGCCGTCGCCGAGTTCTGCATGGTCGTCTTGTAGTCGGCTTCGATCGTGGCAAGTTGCGTCTTGGTCGCAGCGTCCATGTTCGTCTTCATACCTTCGACGCTGGCCGACATGTTCTTACCTGTCATATCGTTAATGCCTGCCGTATTGGTCTTTAGCGCCTCGTTCTGATACGCGAGGTTCTGCTTGGCGTTTGTGTCATACACCGATGCATCAGCCTGCGCGATCGGCAGCGCGGCTTGATATGCAGCGACATCGCCTGCAGAAATTGCCATGCTCGAATTGAGCAATCCGCGAGAATTCATCTGCTGCTTCGCGCCAGTTCGCGCCATCTGCATATAGGGTGAGTCGTCCTGAATCAACCCCTTCATCTGACCGGCAACAGTCTCCTGCGGCGCATCAACAGTACGCTGGCCGGCGGTGTAGGTTGCGGCCCGCCCTACCGGCGGCGTGACTGCAGGAAATGTCGTACCGTCCGTATTGGCAACAGTGCCCGGTACCGCTGTTGCGGGCGGTACGAGAGGTTGGTCGATCAGACCGGTTTGTATGCTCATTTGCAATGCCCTCCAAGTTCAAACGGATCGAGAAGATTCAAACACAGCCATTTTGCAACTTTGGTACGCCAGCCTGCATCTCCATTCTTGTAACGGGAGAGTCGCTTGGTGAACATGTATTCTTCCGGCAAGTCCATGAAGATAAACGTGGCGATGAACACGTTGAAGATCACATCCATTAGTACAGCGAGCAAAGCAGCAGGAGCAAGGAGACACTTTGCTGCAGTGGGGAGGTCTTTCCAGACCACCTTTGCCGCCATGACGACGACGAACAGCAGGTAGAAAGCGTAACTATAGGCAATGACGTAGAGAAATTCCATCACCATCCCGCCATAGTGCAATACTTCTGGCCGTCCGCCCCTACGTCCGCTAGGAATTCAGCTTTCTGTTCCGGCGAGTAGTTGCGGCATTTAACCCGCTTGAGTTCGGTTCCAGTTTCTTCAAGCCATGTAGCTTCGAGGGTGTTTGACTTCGTATCATGGGTTACTGTGGCGAGATAGATCATGCGGCTACTCCTTTCATGAGGGCGAAGTTGATTACCGGCGCGTCTGATGCAGTTCCTCCAGTAGTCCAGAACGTGACGTTAAAACTCCCGGCAGCAACAGCGGTAACGAACGCTATGTACACGTTGGTTGCAGATTTCACCGACAGAACAACCGTATCGGTTGCTGAAATAAGGGAGTTGGTGACTGTGAATGTTGTTGCCGTTGCCGACCCCGCTGCGGTAAATAGCGTGATAGCCCCGGTCGGCTTATTGAGCGTGACACCAGTAGTTCTTGATGTTGCCTGAGTGACCGTACCGCCCGATCCTGTACCGTAGCCGAGAGGCGCAACGGCTACTTGCGCAATCGTTCCATCAGTAAAAAGTGATAGAGATTGTGTCCCGGAAACTGAATCCGCCGCAGCAGATTGATTGACGTAGAAACTGGTACTCCCGCCCCCTCCAAGCACCAAAGACACCTGCGTGTTCACCCCGCCATTACTATTCGATAGGCAGTAAGCGACAGAGGAAGTGGCGGACGTGGTATTGAGACGGTGACGAGAATTCACCGAGGCGGTGTCGGAAGAAATCTTGAATGCTTCTGTGCCAGCGGTAACGGTTCCAGTTATTGATCCGTTCGCATCAACGCGCAGCCTTTCAATCCCTCCAGTACTCCACGCAATCGTGTCAGCAGCAGGGAACCACATGCCTGTGTTGGTGTCGCCTGTAGTAGTGAGAGAAGGTGCTCCGACTGTGCCAGCAGGAACTACGACGGCTCCTGTAAATGTTGCCCCGCTCAGCGCGGCATACAGCGTGTCGAAGTAGGTCTTGAGGAACGCTTTGAAATTTGTCAGCGATATTTTTTTAGCCGTCCCGCTGTCAATCACAGGTAATAGATCAGCATCGTTTGGGACAGCAGCGCTTGAGGCAACTATGGTTGTGGCGCTAATATAGTCAGTACCCGCAACAGCCACACTCGGAACGCCCGTCGTGCTTATCTTTAGCAGTCCGTTACCGCCGATCGCCGACATTGCAGAACCGGATGCGTTGATGTACGTAATCTTGTACGCATTGCCCGTCAGCGTCGGCAGCTTATCGAAGCCTGCAGCGATGGAAGCGAATTCGGACCGGACGCCGGGCGATACAAGCGAACTTCCCTGCGAGGGTGTGCCGCTTGCGTTGAAGAAATCATTTGACATTATCGTATCCCTCGTCTCGGGGTGTAATGGATGATCAGGCTGTTGATCGTGTATTGGCCCGTGTAATCGTTATTGCTTGAGAATGTCATTGCGATATTCTCGGCAGTGCCCATCAGTTCGATTTCGCTCGGGCTGAGTGTGCGCCCGTCCCATATCAGACCGCTGTCCCATAGTGCGCCACTGTCCCAACTACCGACCGTGAAGTCGGCTGCGTAACTAGCAGACGCCTGTGGTGCAATATCGGACTTACCGTAGCCAAGAGAATAGCTGACAGAGATTGGAGCATATGTTGACCCTGTAACTTCAGCCGATGCTTTGCGGAATCGCTTCAGGATACGAGGACCGCGAACTGCGTCATAGTTGAGCGTGATGTACGCATTGATCGCAACACCATCGAAGCTGGTGCCTACGTCAAGCTGATGTACGTAGCCGTCGTTCGATCCGAAGTATGTGACCTCGTTGCCGTTACCATCTTCGCCTTCCCAAACGCAGAACACAGGATCGGGGAAATAGATCGGCAGCGACCCCATGAACTTGTCATTAATGATGGTAGCATATAGACCATAGCCGTTCGAGAAGAATAGACGGTATTGACTGCGCTCACGATTGGCGCAACATGCCTGACCGAACTGGCGGTTGCTGACGATGAACGGTCGGATATTGGCAGACAGCGATGCTTGGTCGAAGTTGCCGTACGCCAGCGTGGCGTTAAGCCCCATGATTCCGCGATCGTCCAGCGAGTAAATACCGGCCATGTTGGCGGCCGTATAGTCCAGCGCACCGACGCCATTGTTGTAGGTAACGAGATTGAAATCCAATGTCGACGATCCGTACAGGACGAGCGTGTTATTGCGGGTCTGCACCAGCAGCGCACCGCCGCTCTGTGAGCCGGGCAGCAATATCAGGTTGGTGATCCTCTCACCGGCCGATGTCTCACCCGCTCCAAGCAGCGCAGTCCAAGCAAACGGTTCGCCGACCCCGCTGTTCTGCAGGCTCGCATTGAACGCGAGGAATAGGTGGTTCTTGAACACGGCAATATGCTTTGGCGCATCGCTCGGCATCCCCGTCGTGATTGGGGCCAGTATGTCGCCGTCGAACTCGAAGGCTTTGTTGATCCCATCGCATCCAAAGATACGGGTCGTTCCCGCTGCACCGCCGAAATTACCAGATACAAACTCGAAGTGCCCGTTCGGAGCCAAAGCGATCGATGTCTCAACGCCTGACAACGTGACCGTAGCGCCACCAGACAGCGTTGCAGCGCCTGCCGCAAAGTGGTTGGTGCCACCAGTAGGGGTCGTGATGACAAACGTGCCAGCGGCCGATCCTGTCCATGCGCCGGACTGCTTGCAGACCCGTTTGACCGTGGCAGTCACAGCACCCTGTGCCAGCGTAGCTCCATCGGCCGGCGTAGCTACAGAACCAACAGTGAAGCTGACCGTCTTATAGAGCGGAACAGCCACCCATCCTGCTGCGCTCGACTTCCAGACATCAACGGCCGTACCACCAGCATTGTTACGGAACGCATAGACGTTGTTGCCATACTGTACGACGCCACGCACCGGACCTGATCCGGTCGGCCGCGAGATCGCAGCACGATAGCTATTGGCGGCCAGCGCGCTATACGCTGCAGCAAGAGCCGGCGTGCTGCTCTGTCCGATTGTGCTGTTGCATACTGCAACCACAGCCACGCCGACACGCAGGTTCTCGCCATTGGTAAAAGCACCGGTCGCTGCAGTCAGGACAAGCTGTCCTGTCGGCGTTGCGATCAGCACACCGGTCGTACCGGAGGTCTGCCCGTTGATCGTCGCGCCGAGTGTTACGGACGCGGACATGGTTACACCAAGGATCGTATAGACCGCAGTAGATGGAGATATATGTCCATCAAAACGCTCGTAGCCGGCAATACGTGTGTAACCACCTGTGACATTGCACTCGTAGTTGATTGCATCGCGAGCGACACCGGGTTTCAAAGACAGCGTAGGCGTGACAAGGTCAAGACCACCCTTGAGAGCGATCATGTCGTACATCACGCGAGGCATGTCCATCGGCTTCATGCCAGCGGTCCTCCCATTTGGATCATCGGCAACTGATTGACTTCGAGCTTGTCGAGGACGATACCGTATTCATTCATACCACGGTTGTACGCCTCGCCGGCAGCCTCATAGCCACCGTAGAACATGAGCGCACGCCACACAACCCCCATGTGGAATGTCGATGGCATATCAGGTTCAGCCGTATCGTCAGCCATTTCAATCGGCTTCTTGTAGTAGTCGATCGTCACGGTATGGTCACCGTTCGGCACAGGACCGAAGGACAGTGTATTGTCCGGCGCGATCGAGAAGACCAGCGGGCGGGACTGTGCGTATCTGAGCGCACCGTACAGGTAGGAGTTGCGGTAATCGTCCCACTCGACGAAGTTCATAAAGACCTCCGTCACATTACCTAGCGTCGTAACGTAATTGCGCGCCGTATCGAGGGTCCATGTAGCAACGTCCGCAGCAGATGCCGTGTATGTACTGGACTGACCGGCGACTGTGACGATGGTCGCCGACTTGCGCATCCACCGCCACGTCGTATGTGCCGATTGAATATCGAGCCACGCCTGCTGAATCCAATTGACCACCCGCCCCAACTCGCCCGTCTGATTGGCGGTCGTCGTCATCGGCTGTGCCGAGATGCCCGCCTCGGCGATCAGACGGTTGCAGAGTTGGAGCAGGTTCATGGTCTTAACCCTCGGCCATCAGTGCGTTGAGCCAGTTGATGCCGCGCTCCGTATCCTGCAGTACAGAGAACGGGAACTGCGACGAGGTCGTGCGGATTACTTCGTTCTGCGGGTTGAGCGACTCTTCGGCCGACTCATGCTTGGTCTGCACGCTCATCGGCTTCGAGCGGGCCAACACCTCGACGAACTTGCGGCGCATGATCCACGGCCGGCCGATGGGTACCCACTCGGCCTTGCCATTGACATACAGGTCGATCATCTTGCGCGGATTCTTTTCCTGCAGCGGCTCGACGCGAATCTTGACCAGTTCTTCCATG